GAAGCATCGCGTGCCGTCGATGAAACGCATCAGCGTATCGCCGAGCTCAGCGCACGACTGAGGGAGGAACAGCAACAATCCCAAGTGACCGGCGATGCACAGGACCGGCTCACAGCGTCATTTTTCCGTCAAATTGATGCGATCAAGGGGGCTGAAAATAGTCTGCAAGAACTCCGGGTTATTCAGGAACAGATCCGGGTTGCCAGGGCATCCGGCAATATTACACAGGGGGATTACCTCTCTCTAGTGACAGAAACGGCGACAAAAGAGCGTGCACTGGCACAGGCAGAGCGTGCGGCATCTCAGGCCAAGGATGATTACCTGCAGAAGCTTCGTGAACAGGTTGCTTTGCAGGGAAAAACCTCATCACAGATTCAGGAGTACAAAGCTGCGCAATTAGGTGTTTCTCAACAGGCTGCGCCGCTGATCGCCAAGATGCGCGAACAAGAGGATGCCTGGAAACGAGGTGCGATTTCGGCTGGCCAATATCGCATGGCGATGCGCCAATTGCCGATGCAGATCACTGACATTACCACCTCATTAGCATCCGGCGCCCCGATTTGGTTGGTTGCCATTCAGCAAGGTGGCCAGATCAAAGATAGCTTTGGTGGTGCCGGTAATGCACTTAAAGCAATGCTCAGTCTGTTAACGCCAGCACGGTTGCTTATTGGTGGCACCGCCGCGGTGATGGGGTTACTGGCTTATGATGCCTATGACAGCAGCAAGCGGATTGCCGATCTTAACCGAGAACTTGTACGTACCAACGGTGTATCCGGGTTCACGAAACAGGGGCTGCAGGATTTAGTCTATCAAGGTACGGCGGCCGGGCAGTCTTTCACTGCGGTGACTGATTCTTTGAAGGCGCTGATCGCAGCCGGTGCCACGTCCGGTACCAACTTTTCACAGGTGAGCCAGGCTATCGCCGCCTATTCTAAAGAAAGTGGCGAAGGGCTGGATGTGTTGGCCGGCAAGTTTACCGCGATAGCCAAGGATCCCAGCCAAGGCATTTTGGCCCTGAATGAAAGCCTGCATTTCCTGACGGCAGAACAGTACGCCAACATCCGCTCGCTTGAGGAACAAGGGCGGCAAATGGATGCCGTGAAATTGGCCTCAGATCTTGCGGCTGATGCGATGCATGGTGCCGCAGTGAAGATGAAAACCGAACTTTCCTCGGTTGAATCTTACATGCGAACACTGAAGGATATGGCCGGCGGCATGTGGGACGCCATCACGGGTGTTTTCCGTGACAAGACGGCCGGTGAAGCTACCGCCGAATTGCAATCCCGAGCGGCAAGCATTCAGGCGCAGATCGCAAACTCTGAACGTACTGGGTACAACCAGAAGAACGGCAAGCTGCAAGCCTGGCGTGAAGAGCTGGATTTGCTCAATTTCCAGCTTGATGCCTTAAGCCTGCGCCGCGGTGCGGAGAAGGGCATACAAACCATAGGTCAGCAGCAAAAGGAAAATGAGCAGCAACGTCTGCGCCTTGCGCAGCAACAGGATGCACTGGCTACCACGCTGCAGACCAAGGAAGAAAAGCGTGCGAAATTAATCCGGCAGACGAATGAAGCCTTCAACAACGGCATCATCAAGACTGCAGCAGAACGTGATAAACAGATTCAACGAATTAACGAGCAGTTTAAGGATCCGAAAACCCCAAAAGGGCCGCAATACCGTACACCTGCCGGTGAACGGGCGACAGATAGTACGCAGTCAGAGATGTTGGCTCTGCAGGCTCAATTGCAGGTACTACGCCAGCACAGTGGGCTGAATGACACGATAAGCCAGCAGCGCAAGGATCTATGGAAAGCCCAAGCACAGTTCACTGTATTGGAGGAGGCCGCTGGTAAGCGTCAGCTTTCTGCACAGGAAAAGTCCTTATTATCCAGCAAAGATAAAGTGCTGGCTCTGGCGGAACAGAAAGCCGCGCTCGGCGATCAAATTGCCCAGCAGGAACGGATCAACAAACTGCAGGATGCTTCGACCAAATATGTTACCCAAATGGCAGAGAAGCAGCAGGCACTGCAGCGAAGTGCCGGTCTGGGTGATCGTGCCGCCCAGCGTGAAAGCACTTTCGCGCAGCTTCGACAGGGATGGCAAAACCAGGGCGGCGGGTTGAATGATGAGGGCTACCAACGGCAATTGCAGGCGGCACAGGATTATTATGCGGCGGAGGATAAGCTACGCGGAGATTGGATGGCGGGTGCCTCCAGTGCCTGGAGCAACTATCAGGATCAGGCATCCGATACCGCAGGCATGACGAAATCCCTTTTCACCGGGGCTTTTTCGGGAATGGAGGATGCTCTGACGTCCTTTGTTACGACGGGGAAAGCAGGATTTAAATCGTTCACCGTTTCAATTCTGGCTGACTTGGCCAAAATCGCGCTGCGAATGGCGCTGTCGCAAGGTCTGCAAAGTCTCTTCGGTGCTTTTAGTGGCGGCGCTGGTAACAATCCCGGAGCTGTCCCTATGTTCGCTAACGCCAAGGGTGGGGCATATTCGTCCCCATCGCTGAGCGCTTACAGCGGGCAAGTGGTGAACCAACCAACGTTCTTTGCTTTTGCTAAAGGTGCCGGCGTGATGGGCGAGGCTGGGTACGAGGGTATTTTACCTCTGAAGCGAGGTCCAGATGGACGTTTAGGCGTCAGCGCTTATGGGGGGGCTGCATCAGGTGCTTCCGGCGGTGCGCCACAGGTGAATATTCGTATCGATGGTAATGGCCAAGCGTCCCAACAGCAAACGACGCCAGGTTTGGAATCGTTTGGTGCTGATATCGGTAATTATGTGGCAAAAAAATACCGTGAGTTGAGGGATAAGGATCTTCGACAAAACGGCGTGTTAAATCAGGCTATTCGCGGCGGGAGGGGGTAATGGCACAACTTAAAACATTCCATTTTCCTCCGCGGTATGGTGCGGCTGGGGAATTTGAACCGGTTGTTCGGGAAGTGCAGTTTGGTGATGGCTACAGGCAGGTGACCGGCGATGGAATCAACAGCGAAAAGGAAAGCTGGCCATTAACGTTTTCTGGTCCCTGGAAGTTTGTCGAGCCGATCGTGGCATTTTTGCGCGAACATAACGGGTACCGTTCATTCCAGTGGCGTAATCCACAGTATCAGCTGGGGCTCTACAACGCAGGGGCCTTTACCCTAACGCCCACTTTTGCCAACGCTCAGGGCCGTAATTACACCCTGACGGTTACTTTCACCCGCGCAAATCATCCGTAGGAATAATCATGTCAATTAATTCAGATCTCCAGCTTCTACGGCCGGGGAGCAAGGTTTTTTTGTTCCATGTGGATGGCAGTATGTTCGACGGACCAGAGCTGTTTTTTCATAACTATCCGATCCCGTACACAGAAGCTGAATTGGTTGCCGCTGGCAGTGACCCTAACTTGCTGCCGGCTAAATCGATTTGGTGGCAGGGGCAGGAGTACAGGCCGTGGCCGGTGGAAGCAACAGGTTTCGAAGTCACCAGCGATGGTAGCGCACCGGCGCCCACGTTGAGCGTAGCAAACCTGGATGGAACGATATCGGCTATGTGTCTGGCCTACCAAAACATGGCGCAGGCCAAAGTCACCCGGCATTTTACCTTTGCCCAATATCTGGATGCGCGGAATTACCCGGATGGCAATCCGGAGGCTGATCCGACAAAGGAAAAGCTGGATGTTTACTACATCGAAAACAAAACCAGCGAGGACAATGAAGTTATTCAATTTCAACTGTCCTCGCCGGCAGACCTGCAGGGTATCCAAATCCCGACGCGCCAAATCCACAGCCTGTGTACATGGTGCATTCGTGGGCAGTACAGAGGCCCATCCTGTGGCTATACAGGCACAAACTATTTTGATCAGGACGGCAACCCGGTAGACGACCCGTCAAAAGATGTTTGCGGTGGCCTGCTCAGCGATTGCAAAAAACGCTGGGGTGCAACAGAGCAACTGCCGTTTGGTGGCTTCCCTGGCTCCGCATTACTGAAGAGGTAATGATGCGAAAACAGATAATCAGCGCCGTTCTGGCGCATGCTGCGGCGGAGTACCCGCGTGAGTGTTGCGGACTGGTGGTGCAAAACGGCCGCCGGCAGCGCTATATCCCGTGTCGTAATCAGGCGCCTGAGCCGACCGAACAGTTTAGCCTTGCGCCAGAGGATTACGCCGCCGCTGAGGATACTGCCACAATTGTTGCGGTAGTCCATAGCCACCCCGATGCGACCACCCAACCCAGTCAGCTCGATATAGCGCAGTGTGACCTATCACAATTGCCGTGGATCATTGCCAGTTGGCCAGAGGGGGACATTCGCGAGGTTATGCCTACGCAGGGAATCAAGCCACTGCTGGGCCGCCCGTTCGTGCATGGGTTCTGGGACTGCTACGCCATCATCCGGGATTGGTATCAGCTCGAGCGTGGCATCACGCTGCCGAATTTTAAACGGACAGATGGCTGGTGGGATCGGGGTGAAAACCTCTATATGAAACTCTATGCTGATGCAGGTTTCGTACCGGCATCAGGTGCGATCCAAGTCGGTGACGTCATCGTTATGCAGGTTCAGGCACCGGAGCCGAATCACGCAGGCATCTACCTGGGCGATGGGTTTATTGTGCATCACATGTATGGACAGCTCAGTACGCGCGTTCCTTATGGTGGGTACTGGTCAGAACGGACGATCACCGTTTTACGTTACAACGGCTGATCTGCTGCTATGATGTTGTGATATTCAGCAAAGGGATATCACGATGAAAAAAATAGCGTTAGTTGCAGCAATTGTCTTTCTATCTGGGTGTGCGACTCAGGCTGTTTTGCCTAATCAGGCTAAATTGGCCCCACAAGAGAGAATTTTTAAATATCAATCTCCACGGGCTGATGGTGCGAAACTTATCATTGTCAGAGATAGCGGGTTCTTAGGGGGGGGTTGCTTTTTTGGCGTATATGTTGACGGCGAGCGTACCGCAACTCTTAATCCAGGAGAGCGCGTAAATCTTTATCTCCCTGCAGGTGAGCACAATATTGCGATGAAAGGCGAGGGAAAGGTTTGTATTGCAGATGAAGTTCCTGTTGGCAGGGATATAAATTTGAAGCCTAACCAAATAAAAGCGGTGAGGCTATTCGCTGATCCAAGCGGAAATCTCGATGTGAAACCCCTACCGTTAAATTGAAACTAAGCCACCAATAGGTGGCTTTTTTATTGGGAGTTTTTTATGCCATTTTTGGTCCCTGAAGTTAAAACTATACGATTATACGGTGTGCTAGGAACAACATTCGGTCGCGTACACCGCTTGGCTGTCGATAGCCCTCAAGAGGCTATTAAGGCTTTATGTACTGTAATACCCGGGTTACAAAAATTTATACTAGAGAGTAAAGAGCGTGGTTTGACGTACACCATTTTTGAAGGTCGCAGGAATTTAAGTAAAGATGATCTTCCTCTAGCGGCGAACGGAAATGATATCCGCATCGCTCCAGTTATTATTGGCAGTAAAAAGGCAGGTATTTTTCAAACAATTCTTGGTGCAGTACTCGTTGTCGTCGGCGCTGTGATGACATATATATCAGGTGGCGTTGCCTCACCGCTTGCGGCTGGCATGATGATGTCTGGGGCATCAATGATGCTTGGTGGAGTTATCCAAATGCTATCCCCGATGCAAGGTGGATTGGCTTCACGGCAAGACCCGGATAACAAACCGTCATATGCATTCGGCGGCCCGGTGAATACCATTGCGCAGGGTAATCCAGTTCCGATTCTCTACGGCAAGCGTCGCATTGGTGGGGCAATCATTTCTGCCGGCATTTACGCAGAAGACCAGCAGTAATCAAGAACGCCGATTAACAGAACCCGCTCCGGCGGGTTTTTTTACGCCTGGAGAAAAGAATGCACGTTATTGAAGGCCGCAAAGGGGGCAGCAGCAGCCCGAGCACTCCGACAGAATCACCTGACTCCTTGCAGTCCACTTCATACGCAAAAATACTGCTGGCGCTGGGTGAAGGTGAGTTTGCGGGCGATCTCGATGGTACCCGGATTTTTCTCGATGGCACTCCGTTGACCTCGGCAGACGGCACTGAAAACTTCCCCGGTGTGAAATGGGAATTCCGTTCAGGCACGCCACATCAGGATTACATCCCCGGCATGCCTGACGTTGAAAATGAAATCACGGTTAGCACCGAACTGACGAGTGAGCGTGACTGGGTTCGCTCTGTGACCAACACTCAACTTTCTGCTGTGCGATTGCGGGATTCTTGGGCGCAATTACAACAGCAGCAGGATAATGGTGACGTTGTGGGATATCGCATTGAATATGCGATCGACGTTGCAACTGACGGTGGTGCATATCAAGAGGTCTTGCATACAGCGGTTGATGGTAAAACAACAACAAAATATGAACGCAGTCACCGTATTGATTTACCACCGGCTTTAACTGGCTGGCAGGTTCGCGCGCGTCGTTTGACGCCGAACAGCACCAGTAACCGTATTGCCGATAAGATGGTTATTGAGGCCATTACAGAGACGATAGATGCCAAGTTGCGCTATCCCGAAACGGCACTGTTATTTATTCAGTTTGACGCAAAACAGTTCCCCAATATTCCTCAGGTATCCTGTGAGCCAAAAGGGCGAATCATCCGGGTGCCTTCGAATTACAACCCCGAAACACGGGAATATACCGGCACATGGGACGGCACGTTTAAGACCGCCTGGACGAATAATCCTGCCTGGATAACCTACGACCTGATGATAAATGACCGGTTCTCTATCGGAACCCGAGTAAAAGCTGAAAATCTTGCGCTGACAAAATGGGACTTGTATCAGATTGGGCAGTACTGCGATCAGTTAGTCCCAGACGGGCGGGGTGGCGACGGTAAAGAGCCACGCTTCCTTTGTGACGTTTATATCCAGTCCCAAGAAGATGCCTGGAACGTACTACGCGACATCGCGTCAATTTATCGCGGCTCTACGTTCTGGGCAAACAACGGCATGAATGTTCTTGCAGACATGCCTTCGGATGTTAAATACATCTTCACCCGCGCAAACGTCAAAGATGGCAAATTCACTTATGCCAGCGCTAGCGAGAAAACGCACTACAGCACCTGCATGGTGAGCTGGAGTGACCCGGCAAACGGTTATCAGGACGCGATAGAGCCCGTAGCCGAACAGCCCCTGATACGTCGCTATGGTATTAAGCAGGCTAGCCTTACGGCAATCGGGTGCAATCGAAAGTCTGAAGGTATCCGCAGAGGCAAATGGCTGCTCCACACCAACGATAAAGATCGCCTCGTATCGTTCACTGTTGGCCTTGATGGCAAAGTACCTCTGCCTGGGTGGGTTATCGCTATCGCGGATGAAATGCTGGCAGGTCGTCCGCTCGGTGGTCGCATCAGTTCGGTAGATGGCCGCAATATCAATCTTGATCGCGTTTCCTCTGCCATTGTCGGTGAGCGATTGGTTCTGAACCTGCCGAGCGGAAAAGCGGAAGGCCGAACCATTGCGGCGGTAGCGGGTAAAACCGTTACGGTAACAACGGCGTATTCTGAAACACCGGCTGCCGAGGCTGTGTGGGCGGTTGACGCGTCAGATCTCGCGCTGCAGCAGTTCCGAGTGACCGGCATTAAAGAAGGAGATGACGGGGTATCGTTCGACATTACTGCAGTCGAGCATGATCCGAATAAATACGCAAAAATTGATACCGGCGCACGAATCGAAGACCCTCCGATCAGCGTTATTCCACCCGGCGTGCAGCCGCCGCCTACCAACGTCCAAATCGGCGAATCCTCAGCGGTAATACAGGGGCTCGCTGTTGCGACACTGCGCGTCACGTGGAACAGAGCAGAAAGCGCGATTGCTTATGAGGCCGAGTGGCGCAGGGACAATGGCAACTGGATACCAGCACCGCGTACGTCAACACTCGGCTTTGAGGTTTCGGGAATTTATGCTGGCCGCTATCAGGCCCGTGTGCGTGCGATTAACCCTTCTGAAATTTCCAGCGTCTGGGCGAACGCGCCCGAAATGGCGTTAACCGGTAAGTTGGGTGATCCCCCGGCATTAGCCAGTTTCACGACGATCGGCCAGGTGTTCGGCATCGTCTTGAACTGGGAGTTTCCTCTTGGCGCAGAGGATACGCAGAGGACTGAAATCTGGTATAGCCAGAACTCAGACGGCAGCAACAAAATGCACCTGGGTGATTATGCCTACCCACAGCGGAGCCACACGATGACAGGGCTTGCCGCTGGGGTGAATTTCTGGTTCCAGGCGCGTCTGGTGGATAAGCTCGGGAACACTGGCCCGTGGACGAACTGGGTGCAGGGTACATCGAGCGAAGACGCCAGTGAGGTTCTGGACTATCTAAAAGGGAAGATCACCGAGACGGAGCTGGGGCAGGAACTGCTGGGGCCTGTCGAGGATGCAGGAAAGCTGAAGGATATGTGGTCGGTCAAAGTTGGCCAGACTGTTGACGGTAAGCTGTACACCGCCGGGATCGGCGTGGGCGTTGAGAACACCCCGGAAGGGATGCAGAGCCAGGTACTGATACTGGCTGATCGGTTCGCGGTGCTGAATACTGCTGATGGGCAAGGGTCAGCTGTATCGGTACCATTCGCGATTGAGAATAATCAGGTGTTTATGAACAGCGCGTTTATTAAAGACGCTACGATAGACAGCGCTAAAATTGCTCAGCACATTCAGTCATCAAATTATATTGATGGGCAGCGCGGATGGGCCATTAACAAAGATGGTAACGCGCAATTCCATCAGGTCACTGTCCGTGGAACCATTTATGCTGATGCGGGTAACTTTAATAATGGCACTATAGGCAATTGCCATATTCTTGAAAACTGCGTTATTGATGGGAAACTATCAGCAGCTAACATTGAGGGTAATCTTGTTCAAGGGAATACGTTCAATTTTACGATATCAAATACCAACGGGCAGAGAGTAATTCGCTATGAAGGTAACCCATTAATGCCTATGCGAATTTATGGTTATGTTATGGCGGTAATGAATAGACAGCAGAAAACAAAAGTATATTTCAATGGGAATGAGGGTACTGCTGTTGATGGATTGTTTCTTGCTAGAAATGGAGATTCGGCAAGTAGCTATGCTTATACAACAATGTTCAGTTTTTCCCGTGATGTAGGGAAAGGCGAAGGTCTTGATATTAACGTGCATGCTGGAGATTTAAATCAAGGGGCTGGACAGTCTACGAAATACACAGTCATGATTTGGGCTACACCTCAAAATAGTGGCTTCTCGGAGATATACCCATAATTGAAAAACAACCCGCTTCGGCGGGTTTTTTACTGGAGAAAATATGGCTGTTTTAATCAGCGGTAAACTCATCGGCCCAAATGGCGATCCGCGCCCCGGTGTAACCATTATGCTGACAGCGGTCAAAACGTCATTGGCAGTAGTTCATTTGGCCCCATCCAACTCTACTACTGGCACGGATGGCGGCTATTCACTAATGGTCGAAGTCGGGACGCATAACGTAATGATTGAGGCGCATGGGCGTCCATTCGAGAAAGTTGGGCAAATTACAGTCTATAGCGATTCCAAGCCGGGGACGCTCAATGATTTTCTGACCACTCCGGGACAAGATGAACTGACACCGGCGATTGTGGCGATGGTTGATGATATGCGTGCAGCAGCTGCCTTGTATGCTGCGCAGGCATTGTTGGCGCGAGATCAAGCAGTAGACGCTGCATCTGCTGCTCAAAATGTTGCTGACGCAAATACCTATTATATCTCGCCTACCGATCCTGACGGGACGATTTCAGGTATTGCAGGGACCCCGGACGGAAAGATGTTCCGAGTTGCTCTAAAAGATGAAGA